CCAAGGTTTCTCTCTGCCGAAATGCACGAAATCGCCGACACCGCCGCAAACCTCGCAGGGCTCAGGCGATCGCAGTTCGTCGAGCACCGCCCAACGTACAAGTCCGTAAGCCTCTTGAACGAGTGCAGGCCACATCTGCGCAGTCGCGTCCATCAGATCGGCTGCGCCGCGCCGCTCGGCTTCGGCGTTGCGCTGCGACTTCGCTGCCGCGACCAACAACTGAGCGTCGAGCAACTTCTCCATGCGGCGACGCCACTCTGCGAACTGGACTCGGGCGAGCAGTTGGTCGAGACCTCTGGCATTCAGCCGAGCGCCGTCCGGCCACCAGACTGCGCAGAACACTTCGCGGGCCAGCTCGTCCTGCACCATTCCGATCGCGGCGGCGATGTCTTGCGGCGTCAGCTCCGGGATGCCGCCGCGACCCATGCTGAATTGTTGCGTCGAGGCATTGAGCCTTGCCACGAGTTTGCGGACGTTGGTCATGCGGCTTTCTCCAGTGTTCGTTCATCGAGTTCGAAGGCCATCCCTGGCGTATGCATGCAGAGCGGCCAGGTCCGGCTAGCCTGCGGGCACGTCGATTTTCCCCATGCGTCGACGCGGTGCACGCAGCACGCGCAACCGCCGCGCCGGGTGATCTCGGCGACGATCCGCTTCCGCATGCCGCGGTCGACGCGGTGTTCCGGGTCAGTCAGCGGATCGCTGCGCATGGCGCCTCGCTTTCAGCCTTGCCGCAACCCCGCGCAGGTACGCCTCGGCGCGCGGTCGGTGCTCGACCGGCACACGCTCCAAGGCTGCGGGCCAATCGCGCGGCGCCACGCGAATGCTGATCTGCAGGCCAAACCAACCGCCGTCCGCGTCTTTCGGGCAGTCGGATTCCCACGTCATGCCGCCTGGATGTCCTGGTTTGCATCGGCCCTCCAGTGCAGATTGCAGAGATTGAGGTCGACCATGTACGGGAAATGCGGGTCGAGCTTCGCGGCGTAGCGACTGCATTTCCCGCACCGCGCGATCATGAGGCCGCGCCGGCGCGCATCGTCCAGCGGCAGAAGTTCGGGCCCGCCATTGGTATCTGCCCAGACCTCGCGTTCGAGTGGAACTCGGAAGCCTGGCCGGCTGCGCGGCGCAGAGTGCCACTTATGCGCCAGGTCGAAAGCGCCCTGCTGCAGGATCGATATCGCACGCGCATCGCATGGCTTTTCGAAAGACCCCACGAACAGCGCGACGACGAGCTCAGAATCACGCGTCCAGTGCCGAACCCAGTCGTTGAGGCGATATACCCCGCCGATCCGAATGTTCAACGTGACCCCGTGAATCCGGACGGACGATCGGCCGACTCGGATCGGCGCCAGGTAGACGAATCCCGTGTTGTCGACGTGGGGACCGATATTCGGCCGCCAGCCATACAGCTCGCACGCTGCCGTGTTCTCCGTGCCGATGACGCCCGACTGCTCGCTGCTGACGAGCACGCTGGCGCACGCGGCCGCCTCTCGAACATGCGGGTGCTGCGCGGCAACGGGCTTCACTGCGATCTCGCCGACGCAGCGCAAGGGATGATCGAATCGGATCGCCATTTCAGTGCTCCGGGATCTGGCCAGTCTGCTGCGCCCAGTGCGCGATCAAGAGAGCATCGGCGCGGTTGTGGTCTTTGACGCGCTTCAGCTTGTCAGCCGCGATCGGGAACTTGCTGATCGCCGCGATGCGCGAGGCATTCTTGTCGACCTCCTCGTCTTTCGGCGCCAGCAGATTCAGGTCGCGTTTCCATTGGCTGGATTGCACGACAATGAAGTCGATTCGCGCGTGCGCCAGAATCCCTTTCAGCACGCCGTAGGTCTCGCCGAAGTTGGACGTCGCGGAGGCGCTCTGTTTCGGTCGAATGCCGATGCGCTCGATCACACCGATGCAATAGGCGCCGGGATGCTTCGCGAGCTCTTCGTCGAGCCGCTCACTGAGCACGCGGCCGCTGATCTCGTTTCCCTTTGTTCGGCGCGGAACGCTCGGAATGTCGATGAAGTCGACGAACTCGCCATCGGCGAGGAGCGCGATCGCTCCCGTGATGCCGGGATCGATTCCTAGAACGAGCCGGTACGTCATGCCGCCTTGTCTCCAAATAGGTCGAGGGTCGAGCGAGCCGAGCTCTGCCGGCACATCCTGGTGACAGCCGCGAGCAGATCGCGCGGGGGTACTTCTGCGGCTTCCACGCGACTGGTGCCGACCAAGCTGCTCGGCGTGGTGACCGTCAGCGTTGTCGAAGCACCTGTGATTTCGCTCGGTAGGAAAGCCCATGTACAAACGACGTCGCCCGTATCCAACCCGATCATCACAATGGCGTCGGATTCAGGCCGTTTGATCGCAGCCCATTTGAAGACGTGCCGCACTAGCTTCGTGCCAGGCCTGGGCGTCAGCACCGAGCGAAAGGCCTTTGAGAACTTCACCTCGATACGAAGCCCATTGCCGGCTGTCACATCCCAGCCGGCTTTTTGCGGTGTCACGACGCCGTCGACGATCCGGGCGACCATGCATTCCCAGAAATATGGCTGCTCAACCGCGTCGAAACCCATCGAAAGCTTCAGCAGGTGGCGCGCGGCCAATTCCTCCGCATCCATGAATTCGGATAGCGGCGCACAATTCATCGGAAGGTCTTTCGGTTGGCTCACGCGAGAAGCTCCAATGTTTCGGCCAGGAGGTCGAGTTCCGTGGTTTTGTAGCGGCGTTCGAATTCGCGCGTGCCGAGGCCATGAATGCCGGTAGCGCCCTGGTGGTGCTCGGGGCAAAGCGGGATGACCAGCATGTCGCTCGCTCGCTGGCTCATGCCCTGTCCTTCGCGCACGTGGTGCAGGTGGGGTGGCGTCGGCTCGTGGCCGAGCAGTCGGCAGATGCAGCAGCCGAGCCGGAAGACCCGGTCCTTGTGGCGCTTCACGCCGGCGGCGCTCATGCGGCCGCCTTGTCGAGCGGATAGAGACGTCCATCGTCAGCGCGGCGCGCGAACCGATCGACCCAGTTTGCGAGTGCGCCGCGCGCGCTGGCGTCGTGCGCGTAGTGATGCGTGATCGCCTGCACGACCTGGTGCATCGTGCAGCCCGGGTTTGCCGCAACGTGCGCCTTCGCGGCTTCGATCGTTCGAGAGAACGGCGTAGAGTAGTAGGACCGGCCGGACGCGCTACCCGCGACAGCGCGCTTCATGTCGGGATGCAGCTGCGCGATTAGCGTTTGCGCCTCGGCGTGCGCGAAACGATGGAGCGGCGCAGGGACCGAGTTGCGGTCGTCGATACACGCGGGGCCGTCGGGCCAATGCTCGCGGCGAATCCCGATGATGCCGATTCCGCGCGTCCGACATGCCCAGCCGAACGTATCGCCGTACGTGGGCGTGGCGATCCAGACGAAATGCGCCTTGCCTAGCCAGCGCGCTGCCTGGTCGAGCACAGCGATCGTGCCGGATATCTTCGCTTCCACGATGCCGAGGCGCTTACCTTGCACGCCTGCGATGTCGGCTCGCGCGCTGTAGGCGCGGAACTGCGCCTCGGGATAGCAGTCAAATCCGCGCTCGGCGAGCCATGCTGATGCGACCGTCGCGATCTCGGTCTCGCTCCAGGGCTTCTGCTTCACAGATACCTCCGAAGGTGTGCCGGCCCGTACAGCTCGCGATAGAGCACGCGTGCGGCCACCGCGATCCAGGTCAATGTGTCCGCGGTGCGCGGGCAGCGTTCGGAGAACGGCCGGCGCGGTTCGGATGAGAACCGGCCCTCGGATTGCGGCACGACCGGCACGTCCTCGGCGCGCAGCGCGCGGCGCAGCCATTCATTTACTTCGGCCGACTGGTCGACGGGATCAAACTGCCCCGGCGCGATCGCGCGCAGATAGGTCGGCGCCGGCGAGCCGATATTGCTGATATCGATGCGGTGCGGCGGCGGCGCCGATGGCATCGGGTACGGTACGTGGCTCATTGGCCGTTGCTCTCGTACATCAAGACCAACTCCTCGACAGCTTCCTCGTCCATGTCCGGCCAGTATTTGGCTGCGAGGTGCCGATAGATCGACCCGACCAGCTGCTGGAACTCGGACTCGTCCATTTCGTCGAAGGCGATCGATCGCGGCACCTTGACCGCGACGGTGCCGACGACCGGCCCGAGATCCATCTGCATCTCTTCGCAGCAGGCGCCGCATTCGCGCTGCAGGCGCTTGATCGCGTCGTGCGCGGACAGGTTGTGGAAGTCGGGGAGCTGCTCGACAGCGAGCGCGCCGATCGCGTGCGCGAGCCGGTGGAACTTCACATTGCGGCGCTTCTTCAGCTCGGCGCGCAGCTCCGAGCCGGTCGAGTACTTCCGGTCTCGCATTGCGCGCGCATCCCACTTGGTCAGCGGCACTAGCGCGCCGACCTCTTCGCCGGTCTCGATGCGCACGAGGCGCTCGACGCGGAAGTACACCGGGCGGCGCGGCCTCTTTGGTTTTTGCGTGGCGGCGGCCTTGCTCATCAGGCGGCCTTCGCCTTTTCGGTCAATTCCTTCAGTTCGGCAGCCAGCCCGCGATCGGCTTTCTTACCCTTCTTTTCGTCGATCGTCGGCTTCGGCAGCGGGCCCTGCCATTCAACGGCGCGCATTTCCGAATAGACGTTCTCGAGATACGCCGTTTCGCCAATCGGGAGGTCGCGGCCCTTGCCGAGGATCAGCTCGATGACGCCCTTCAGGTGTGTGTCCCTGTTGTAGTAGTCCTCGCGGTGAATGAAGAGCACGACATCGGCGATTTCTTCGATCGAGCCGGACGCCCGCAAATCGCCGAGGTTCGGACGGTGATCGCTGCGCATCGCGTTCGCGCGGCTCAGCTGGCACAGCAAGATGACCGGGACGTTGAGTTCTTTCGCGAGCCGCTTAAACTGGCGCGCGTCTTCGCCGATTTCGTTCACCAGGTCGCGGCCCTGTCGCTTTACCTCGTGGAGGTGGTCGATCACGATAAGCCGCGTTGGCGATCGCAGATGCTGGCGCCGCGCGCGCGCGCATATCTGCAGAGCCGTGAGTCCCGGTTGGTCATCGATGTACAGCGGCGCGTTGGCGATCCGGCTCTGGGCTGCCATGAGCTGATCCCAGTCGTCGCGCTCCAGCAGCCGCGGATCCTGCAGCGCGCGATGGCGAATCCTGGCCAGGGCGGCAACGCCGCGCTGCACGACCTGCTTCTCGCTCATCTCAAGGCTGAAGATGTCGGTGCGGCGGTTCGCCGTGGCGTTGTGCATCGCTGCCTGGAACCCCAGCAACGATTTACCCATGCTCGGTCGACCGGCCAGGATGATCAGGTCCCCGTCCTGCCAGCCGAGCGTGATCGCGTCCAGGCAAGGCCATGGAGATGGCAGCCCGCTCATCTCCTCCTCGGCGTCGTATCGTCGCTGCAAGTCGGCCCACCAGGCCTGCACTGACCCGCGCGACGGCTTCAGGCCGCCGAGCCTCGTCTCGCCGCTCATGGCCGACAATTTGAGCAGCGCGTCGGCTGCGATCAGCGAAGCGGACGCGCCCGGCGCGAAGGCGGCGCCGGCGAGCGCGGTGCCCGCATCGATCAGTTCGCGCAGGCGCGCCTTCTCGCGCACGATCTCTCCGTAGGCGGCAACGTTCGCCGCGCTCGGCGTCGAGTTCGCGAGCTCGATCACATAGCTCGCACCGCCGACATCCTCGGAAACGCCCTGTGCGTGGAACCATTCGCCGAGCGTGACGGCGTCGTGCGGCTGTCCTTTCGTCGCCAAGTCGCAGATCGCGCGGTAGATCACGCGGTGCGACCGGCGATAAAAATGGTCCTCCGAAAGCCAGTCCGAGACCTGCAGCAACGCGCTGTCGCTCAGCATGAGCCCGCCGAGCACGGCCTGCTCCGCTTCATTCGCGTATGGCGGCTCGCGCAACGCGCTATTGGTGCGCTTCGAGCTCAAGCAGCCTGCTCCAGTTCGATCGCGTCGAACAGGCCGGGCATGGACATGTCGCGCTCGGCCGCGGCGCAGTACGCAGCGCCGTCCAGGAAGTACCGGTTGTTCAACTCGACGCCGACGCCGCGCCGGCCGAGCTTGATCGCGCAGTACGGCACGGTCATCAGGCCGCCGAACGGATCGAAGATCGTCTCGCCCGGCATCGAGAACTGTTCGATGACACGGTCGACGATGTCAAACTGCAGCGGGCACAGGTGCATTTCCTTGCCCTTCGCCGCCTGCGCGCCGTTGAGCGTTCGCATGCGCGTGATGTCGGTCCACACGTCCGGATGCCAGCTCTGCGGCTGCAGGAGCATGAACGTGGTCGGGAGCCAGCCGGTCTCGTCGACCGCGTCCGCGATGCGCACGTCGTGCCGGAAGTCGTAGACGTTCTCCAGCGAGTGCTTCCGGAACATCTTGAAGATGGTCGCTTGGTCGAGGCCTTCGAGCTCCTCGGGCCGCAGCGGTCGGTCGCCGCTAGAACGGGCAAAGCCATGCGCGTCGTACTGCCATCGCGCGCGCGTGTAAACCGCCTTGTCCTTCTTCACCGGCTCGTCGGCGTAGCCGTTGCTCCGGTCGGTCGGCGGCTTGCGGAAGAGCAGCACGTACTCGGGCATGCCGGCGCCCATGCGCGAGCCATCCTTGCACTGCTCGGTCCAACCAAGACGATAGGTCTGGTTGTTCTCCCGGACGACGTCGGTCACGATCGTCTTGCGCGCGAGGAACGCGAACCCGTGCTTCTGGAAGTGCGCAACGCACTCGTCGGAAAACGGCTGCACCGTCTGGAACCCGAAGCCATTGATGCCGCCGGGCGTTATTCGGTCCTTTACGTGGATCGCAGCGACGCGGCCCGGCTTCAGCACGCGCAGCAGATTCGGCGTCAGGAAATCCATCTGCCGCCAGAAATGCGCGTTGTCATCTGTGTGGCCGAAGTCGTTGTAGGACGGCGAGTACTCGTACTGGTGCGAGAACGGCACGCTGGTGACGACCAGATCGACGGAGTCGGAGTCCATCGCCGCGGTCTCGTCGACGCAATCGTTGTTCACCACGACATAGTTGCCGCCGCGTGCTTCGACGCGCTGCACGCCGAGCGAACGTGCGAGCAGGCTCGCCATCGACGCGTGCGCCAGTCCGAACTCGCGAATGATCGCGGTCATCTTTTCCACCTGCTGCCTGTGCTGTTCCCACTTGCGTTCGAGCTGCCGGCGAATATCACGCTCGGCCTCGGTGTAGATCAGATCGATGCGCACCGGACGCGTCTGCAGGAAGCGCTGAATCCGATGGATCGACTGGATGAAATCGCGGAACTTGAACCCGATGCCGAGGAAGATCGCGTGCGCGCAATGACGCTGGAAGTTGCAACCGCTGCCGGCGAGCACGGGTTTGGCGGCCAGCTCGGCGATGCGGCCGTCGGAGAAATCGATGATGGTCTGCTCGCGAGCGTCCAGCGGCTGGTTGCCGAAGACACTGCGCACGCTTGGGATCGCCGCCTCGATCGCGTGGCGCTCTGCCTCGAGGTCGTGCCAGATGATCCGGTGAGCGCCAGGATCCTCCGCACGCAGTTCGAGTAGCTTTGCGACCCGCGCACCCAGACTCTCCCGTTTTTCCTTCGCCGCGTTCTGTACACCGATGGCGGCATTCCGAAAGAGCTTGCCCTGCCCGTCCTTCTCGGCGCCGGCGTCGCGATGGTCCGTAGGGACCTCGTGCCAGCGTACGTCCAGCGGCGGCAGCGCATATCCCTCGTCGCTGAACTCTTCGCCAAGGTCGGACGGCCGTTGCACGAACAGCGCCCAGGAGGCCACCCAGAGCCAGAACTCTTCCTCCTTGTGCGCGTGGATCGTCAGCTGATCGGCCTTCTCGCTGTTGCGTTTGAAGAATCGGGTCTTCGCCTGGCCAACATCCATGACGTCGAGGTACGCGGCATAGGCCAGCAGCTCGATGTGCTCGTTCGGATCGGGCGTCGCCGTCGCGACGTACCGATACGGGACGCCACCGGTGCGCACGCCCGCGGCGCGATCGTCACCGGCGAACAGCCGCATGAACTCGCGGAAGGTCTTGGTTCCGCCGAAACCGCGCAGGCAGTCGGCTTCATCCAAGCTGGCCACGCTGAAAACCAGCGGGTCGATCTTCCCTTCGCGCACGCTCTCGTAGTTCGTGAGGTAGATGCCCTCGGGATCAACGACCTCTTCCGCGCTGCGGATGAAGGTGATCGGCACGCCGAGCATCGCGGCATCGCGCATGAATTCCTGGCGCACGCCCAGGGGCGCGACGATCAGGCCGGCGCCGCCGGCGCGGGCGCGGGTGATCCTGACCGCCTCGATCTGCATCACGCTCTTGCCGAGCCCGAACGCCGCGAAGCATGCGCGGCGGCCGCCAGCGACCATCCATTGGACGATCACGGCCTGCTGCGGTTTGAGAATCGGATTGATCTCTGAGAGCTCGATGTCGAATCCGCACCGCGACGCGACGGCGATTTTGCTCTCGAGGAATGTCTGGTATTCGGCGGTCACGCGGCTCCCGCTCCCTTGGCGCGGTCATGCGCTTCGGCTTCGGCGAGCACGCGATCCTCGTGCGCTGCCTGCTCGCGCGTCATGCCGCGGCGGCGCTCGATCGCCTCGATCGCCTGACGCGCACGATCGAATCGGAAGTGCGCGAAATGGCAGTGCTTCGGCTCGATGCGAAGCGTCCTCGCCAGCCATGCGTACGCTTCGTTGCGACTCATGCGCCCGGTTGTCCAGAGGACATCGAAGGCTTCGTGGCATTCTCGACGCATGCGCCGCAACGCCTCGTTGGCCGGCGAGCCGAGCGGCGCGAAGTTGCGCGAGTCCCTGTGCACGCCAACCCACGCGTTGCACGGCACGCACTTCCAGAAACGCTTTGCATGCAGGTCGGCCCGGCGCGGATAGACCTCGCGGCCGGTGACCAGCATCGCCGGTCTCGTGCAATGCGCGCAGTTCGGCGCCTTCGCGATCTGCGTCATGCCGCTGCCTCCGACGCCGCCTTGTCGAACACCTTCAGCATCACGTCTTCGCGCGTGAGGTATTCGAAATCGGGCGTCCAGTTTTCGTGTCCGCGCCCCGCCGGCGTGCGGCCGCTGCGAAAGTCGTCCTTCTCGCACTCGGCGAAATAGGCATCCCAGAAACGGCGAGTGATCGTCGTCGTGCCGTACAGCTGCTCGCAGATCTGCCGAGCACTGCGCAGGCAGCGCTTCACCTGCGCCTGGCGCTTCTCGACGCCGACTTTCGAAACTTTCGGCAGCAGCCCACTGGGCTTCCCGAGCGTCGCGTTGTAGGCCTCGATCGCGTCTGCGGTGACCTGGCGCAGGCGTTCGGCCTTCGAGGCGCTCAGGTCGACAGGAGCAGGCGGAGGTGTCAATTCCAGTTTCGGATCACCGGCCTTCGGGTCGCCGGCCGAAGGCGGCGACGAATCCGAACGAAGTGAGGATTTAGATTCCTGATCCTGTTCTTGCTCCTGTTCCTGTTCCTGTTCCTGTTCCTGGCTTAGAAGGGGCTTCGGAGGGGCTTTGCCACCCCTCCTATTCGACAGATGAAAGCGGGCGCGGTAGTGGTCGAAGAAGTCACCCAGGAACGGGTTATCCGGCAGACCGTCGTAGTCCTTCTGAATACCGGCGCAGCGGTTGTCCGAAGCCTTCAATTCACGGGCGATCTGGTACGCAGCCATCTCGCGCACCCACACGATTTCCGTCATCTCGTCGTACTTACAGAAACCTGCCTTGATGCACCCTTGAAGCCCCTTCGAAGCCCCTTCCAAGCCCAACCCGGTTTCGTGCGCCATGTAGAGCACGGGCTGGTAGTACAGCCCGAGCATGTTCGAGCCCGGAGAGCTCATCAGGTAGAGCGCCACGACAACCGCCTCCGCTCCGGCGCGACGGATATCTTTCCCCGTTGCGCCGGTCCAGAAGGTCGGCACGATCTTCGCGTAATCGCGCATGTCAGGCGGCGGTTCTCAGGTCGAGCTGCGGCTGTTCTACGGGCGTCGACGCGAAACGTCGTCCGATCGATTTCGCCTGTTCGAGCATCAGGCGCGCGGCCTCGATCTCCTCGTCGGAGTGCGGACGGCTAGCGTTGTCGATCGCGTCGCGCAGGTGCTGCAGGTAGCGCTGGCGGTGCGGTTCGTTCATCGGCGCACGCTCGGCAACGCCATGAAGGCGATCAGCGCGCATGCGATGGCTGACCATTCGGTCGAGGTGAGGATTAGGGCCTTCATGCCGCCACCTGCATCAGTCGCTGCAGCTGGTCGACGATTCCGGGGATGGCGGCCATCGCCTGCTGACGGATCGTCGAGGCGTCCTGGAGGTGCTTCGCGGCCCAGTACAGCGCCGGCGTCGTGTCCTTGAACTCGGCCATGTACTTCTCGATCAGGTCCGGATCCAGGTTGCGTTCGCCGCTGAGCATCTGGCTCAGGTTGGACGGCGCAACGTCGATTGCAGACGCCACCCGGCCCAGCCCACGCTGATAGACGCACGCCGCGAAGCACTCGCGCTGGTTGCGGTATCGCTGGGCCAGGCCGGGTTCGAAGGACAGGGAAAGTTGCTGCATGGAAAGTCCCGGAAAGGATCGTTATCAGGCGTTATCAAGGCCGGGCAAAAAAATGCTCGGCATGGAATCGAACGAAGAAAAGACCCACGGCGCGGCGTATCGCACCGACACCGCAGGAAGGCTCCGTGCGGGGAGTGAAACGCACGGAGAGGAGAGGTGCCGGCCGGCGTCCTGGAGAGATTCGCCGGCCGGCGATTCGCGCCCGCCTGGGGAGGTAACAGGCGCGAATGAGGTCGCGGCCGCCGTCGTATCCTGTGGGTGTCTAACGTCCACAATTCACTCCGGAGACCGCGATGAACGAACAGGAAATACAGGCCGCGCCTGTGGCCGGCTGGGAAATCAGGGCCGTCGCGCCGCTGGGGATCGCGCTCGTCACACTGCAGTACCTCGCGAGCCCGATGGAGTCGTTAGCGCAAGCTCATGCCTCGCCCAACTTCGCGCTGACACCAATGCAACTTCGCGAGCTGGCACAAGCGTTGGAACGCGCGGCTCGCGTAGTGGAAAGCTCCGCGCCTCAAGCGCCGCCAGGTCCGAAGCACTGACCTCGAAGCGATCGCTGACCTCCCCTGCCCCGCGCACGTCACGCCGCCTTCGCGTCTGGCGACGCGCCGAAGACGTCGGGGCGGAGGTCGTATCGAGTTTGGGTGACGCCTGGCGTCTGCTCGATGGCGATGCAGTATTTGGCAGGGACAGGCCGACGGCCGTTCACCCACTGCCAAACCATTTGCTGGCTGACGCCGATTGCGGCGGCAAGCGCGGTCTGGCCGCCCGCCTGTTCGACTGCTTTGGAGATGACGGTCGTATCCATAGAGGAACGATAGCATTGCTATCGACGAGCAGCAATAGCACTGCTACGCGACACGGCATGCGAGGATCAATAGCATTGCTTTGCGATGGCTAAGAAAGCGCCCCTCCCTGCTCGCGACATGTACGCGCTCGCGATCGACGCGGCGGCGCAGGCTCTCGTACCTTCTGAGGTGAAATCCTTCGAGGATCTCGCACAGAGGCTCGGCGTGGCGCCAAGCGAGTTGTACCAGTGGCGGAGCGGTCGTCGGCCGCTCCCATGGAAGCGAGCGAGGAGCGTAGCGCTCGTCTTACGTCGAAGGCCGGAAGAGATCAGTGGGGAATACGCCGAAATCCTGGCGGACATTCCAGCCTTCAAGGTTTCTGGGGACTCGAAGGCAAAGCTCGTTGCAGCGCCACTTTCTGCCCCGTCTCAACCCGCGCGACCGGACAAGGAGATTCTGTTCGAGGCGGTTCAGATCGCCCTCACCGAAGCAGCGAGCAGCCGCACGAAGATCACCGCGGCGAAGCTGGCCGACGCCTACGAATTGGCGTTGTCGAGAAAGAGGGATGGGGTCTGACGTCGCTACCGACTGGAGAGAGCGACTGGGTATGGCACTGACAAAGGAAGAAGCAAGCGAGCTCGCGCGGATCCTGCATGCGCGATCTGGGGGCGGCAGAACGATCCGACCGAAACTGCGTGTCGTGACGCCGGCAAAGACGAATCTGCTGGATCATTTCGAGCGTGAGAATCACATTCGGCGGATCATCTATCTGCGCGACGGGTACCGCCTGCGCTGGCTCGTTGACCAGTGCGCGTTCAAGGCAATCTCGCTCTGGTCGCTGGATGATGAGGAGATCGTGAAGCTGCACGCGCTGATGGAGCGAGCGCGACGCTGTATCGTCGAGGGGATTTCGTTTGAGGATGCCGGCCTGGTTGCCTCTCTCGACGAGCACGAATCGGCCAGACGCACCATGTTCGACCACGACGCCGACCGCGTAGCGGATGAGACCGCTATCAAGATCGAGCAGCGCGGCTGCGCGCCGTTGGATTGGAGCCTTTTCGGGACCGACGATGAATGCCCTTTCTGATCACATGCGATGCGTCTTGGCACTGTTCCTCGCTGTCGCCGCCGTTCCGTCGACTGCCGCGCCAGGACCCGCGAAAGACGTAGCCCCCGAGCTGAAAGGCATTCGGCTCGGCGAAACGCGGGACGAAGTGATGGCCGACCCGAAGGTGAGCTGCTCGTCTGAGACTGACCGGCTCAAGTGCGCGTGGATCACCACCCTGGCGGGCGTCGACGCCATCATTCGCGTCGAGTTCGACCGCGACGAGCGCGTGCAGGTGATCGCGGCCGAGAACCTCGATGCCACGCGGTTCGGCGACGTGCTCGACGGACTTACGTCCAAGTTCGGCAAACCGGCCGGGCGGACCAAGGGCCACGCGAAAAACCTGGCAGGCGCCAACCTCGAAGTTGGCGTCTACAGTTGGCACTTCCACGGCTGGAACATCCTGGTGCTTGAGCGAGATCGCGACATGTCCAAGAGCAAGGTGACGATGTACAGCGACGCCGCCGCGCGGGAAGTCCTACAGGCGCGCGACCGCGCCATCCACGACGATATGTAAGATCGGCGCCGTTCGAGATGGAACGGCAAGACTTTTCTGGGGAGAGTACACATGAAGAAAGCGACGACGGTTGCCGTCGGTGTTGTTGTGATCGCTGCAGCGATCGGCGCGTACGCGTACTTTTCGCGCGGCCCGGGACTCTACGCTCAATGTCACGAAGCCATTTCATCGACGCTCGTGGCCCCAGCGACCGCGAAGTTCACTGACGCCAAGATCCTCAGCGAGGACGAGGCTCAGAAGTACTTCAGTACGGCGATCGACACGCTCTTTGCCCAGAAAAACCAACTCGCTGGCCAGCAGAAGCAATTGGGCGTCCTCGAGAAGGCGGACGATTCGAATACTCGTGTGAAGGCAATGACGCTTGCGGCGCAGTCCAGGGCGCTTGCCGAAAAGATCGAGGGACAGATCAACAATCTGAACGCCGCGCGTGGAGCATTCGCTCAAACGCCGTTCAAAGCGATCTTCACCGCCGTGGACAGCCAGAATCGAGCCGGCGCGCTCGTTCGCTCCGATGGCGTGTGTTTCATCGGAAGCGGCAAGACAGCGGTTGCCAGCCTCGAGCAGAGGTAACCGAAATAGAGAACCTCGAATGCGATAGCGTTGCTATTGACATGAAGCAATAGCATCGCTATCGTCTCTCCGTCGGCCGCACCCGCGAGCCGGTGGAGAGGGAACATGTGCTTTGCTTCTGCGGTTGATGTAAGCCCGGCCCTGCCCGCCGGCGAGCAGCGCCCTCGACGCGCTCCTGCCCTTCAGGCAATTGCTCGCCGCCTCGATGCGATGGCGCTCGATCAGCTTCGCGCCGAGTGCTCGCGCTTGGCCGTTGAAAACGAGCAGTTGCGCGTCGAGCTCTACTGGGCCGAGAAGTCGGCCGAGAGTTGGCAGGAAGACGCGCTGCGCTTCCAGGAAGAGCTTTGCGTCGCGACCGGCGGTGAGCCGGGACTTACTGTCGACGGCGCTCTCGTCGTCGTGCCGGCAGCCAGCCAGGATGGTGCGGCATGAACGCCCGCAACCTCGTCATCGCGCTGATGCTGGCAACGATCGGCGTCTGCGTCGCGGACGTCGCGCGCGCCGACGGCGCCGACTTGATCTTCATCGACCAGCCGGGCGGCGAGCTGGCCTACAGCTGCAGCATCAACTTGCTGCGCGAATGGCCAGCGTCTGTCTCGATGGATAACGGCCTGCTGGCGAACAGCTGCAGCGCGCCCATTGTCGTGAATCGGCTGTCGCCGCTGCGTTCGAAGTTCGCGCCGCCGCTGATCAATGTCAGCGACAGGCCGTGGACCGTGACGCTGATGTCCGACGATCCGCAGGACATCGTCTACCACGACTGCATTCTGGTCAGCCACGCGCTGGAGCAGGGTTCGGCGACCGTCGTGCTGGCTTGCGCGGGCGCGCAGCCATGAACCTCGACGACACGCTCCACGTTGCCGAGCTTCCGACGGTCGAACGCCGCTGCGCGCCGGCCCCGTTCCAGCCAGTCGACTGGTTCACGCCGCCGGAAATGCTCGCAGAGGACGAGCAGTACTACGCGCAGATCCTCGCGAATCGTCGTCGCGAGCCGCGCGGATCGCGCACGCTGCGGCAGCGCTCGCTCCGCACCGATCTGCGCGCGGCACGCGACGAATGGGTGCGGACGCTGGCTGAGTCGCCGCGCACGACGCCTCCGCTACGGGAAACCGTCCTGGCAATGGCGCTGTTCGCGGCCGGCCTGTTCATCGTGCTCGAGGTCGCCGCACACGGCGCCGACTGGATGCGGAGGCTGGTGCCATGACCGCCCTGCACTCGCCGACGCCCTACTCCGCCGCTGAAGGCGACGACAACCTCGGCCCCAACGCGTGCTTCGCATGGGGTTCCATTCTCGATGCCGACGGCCTGAAGGTCTGCCGGATCTGGAACGACGCCGATTGGAACGGCCGAGGGAAACCGGAAGACAACGCCGCCTTCATCGTCCGCGCTTGCAACGCGCATGACGATCTGGTCGCGGCGTTGCGCGAAATCGCCGCCGTCCGTCCGGGCAACGAAGACAACGCCGAAGCCAATCGTAGGCGTCGCCGCGTTGCGCTCGCCGCGCTCGCGAAGGCTGGTGCGGCATGAGCCGCCGCCACGACCAGCGCGTCGCCGCGATCGACGCACTCGTGCAGTGCTGGCGCGAAGATCCCGCGCAGATGCTTGCCGATCTCTCGAAAGACGAGCAGATCGACGCGCTCGGCGCGCTGACGCATGTGGTGTACGGCGCCGATAGCAACGCGGATGTGCGTGCGCTGAAGGCGCAAGACCTGATCGATTGCTTTGCCGCGAAGCGCGTCGACCAGATCGCTGACGACGCGGCTCCCGAATTGGAGCAAGCGGCATGAAAATCATCGGACAGTCCAAGGTCGGAGAGGGCTACGGCGCTACCGATGCGCTCGTCTGCATCGTGACCATTGATGAGCTGAAGAAAGTCGCGAACAAGGCGAAATACTGCGATCGCGACAAGTTCGCCGCGCCCGCTATCGGTAGCGACTATCCCATCGCCGAAGGGCACGACTTCCGAGCCGAACTGACGTCGGCCATCCAAGCCATGCAGGTCGCCTACGAGAAATTCGCGAAGGTCGCGCCGATCGCTGCGCGATTCGCCGGCTTGGTCCTCGAACCGGAGCCCAGCGCATGATGCCCGCTGTAGCATTCAATGGCACGGCCGACGACTTCGTCGACCACGAAGCACGCGCGGCGGAACTTCGCGCGGCAATCGCGTCGCGTTGCTCGGCGAAGGCGCAGATGTTCGTGAAGTCGGCGCCCGTGGCGCTCTCGACTGGCGCCGGGCGCACGACCCTGTCCATGACGCTCCCCGTCGGCTGGAGCGAATGGCGTGAAGCCTACGGCGACGAGATCTACAAGATCGGTAGCGACCTGGGCCGCCAGCTGTCGTTCGTCTTCCGCATCCATCGCCAGCCGGTCCCGCGCGTCGTCGCGCTGCGAGGTGGCCAGTGAGCGCCGCGCCAGGCCGCTGGAAACGGACGACTCCGCCGACACCGGAGCAGCGTCTCGCGCAATACCACGAGCGCCTCGGCGTCGATCAGGAAGAGCTGCTGCGGCGCCAGGCGATCGGCCTGCGCGTGCGCGACAAGATCGTCGAGCGTGCCTTCCAGATTCCCCGCCATCGCGCGCTCGTCGTCGTGGCCAAGCCCCATCGTAAACGGAGGAAATCATGAGCGTCGTCTACGCCAACTTCGTGACGAAGCAAATCATCACGGTCGATCGCGTCGACCCGTTCGAGCGCATTCGCGCCGGCGTCGAACAGAAGCTCGTCGGCTATCGCCGCAACGTCATCGCGGACGCGCTCACGTACGCGCGCACCTGGTTCACGCGGCACTGCACGACGGTCGACAAGGCCGTCGACGTCGGCGTGCGCCAGGCGATCAACCAGATCAGTCCGTTCGATCCCACCGATCCGCCGCCACTCGCTGCGGCGTGATCACCATCGTCCCAGGAGGACACGCATGTCGATGTTCAATCTGAACACCAGCGCCAAGCTCCAGGCGTTCCATCCGAAGCGCGGCCGCGGCGACGACGCGGTCGTGAGCTGCGAGCTGCAGCTGCGCGGCGCCGTCTGCCTTCCCTCCGCATGCGCGGCAGCCGCGCTGGCCGACGAGACGGAGGAATTCGAGCGCGCGATCTGGAAGACGAAGGCGGAAGACCCGAATCGCGCGCTTCGCTTCTACGGAATCACCGAGCTGCCGTGCGACGCCGAATTCGAGGCGAAGCACCACGTCACGCTGGTGAAGGGCGGGACGAAGGTTCGGTGCGCGCTCGTCAGTAAGATCGTGCTGCGTCCGCATCCCGGCGGCTCGGCGTTCTGCGACCTGTCCGTGTTCCTCGAGGATCCTGACCAGGACCTCGTGACCTATCTGCTCGAGCATATCAACGACACGATCCCGCTGATCCTCGAACAGAGCGAGGACCTGGTCGACCAGATGCGCGCCAGCAAGCAAAGCATGTCGGCGACGGTCAAGACCGGCGACCTCCTGGAAGACCAGGAAGAACGCGACAGGAAGCAGCTCGAACAGGCCGCCAATAGCCTCGGCGGTTCGCCGACCGGCGAAATTCCGCAGAAGAGCCAGCGCGGCAAGAAGGCGCCGGCGAAGAAGGCGGCGGGCAAGCGCGCGCCGAAAAAGAAGGCTGCGGCTTAGGTACACACCGAGCGGGGATAACCGCGCTGTAAGCGCGGAGCGAAGTCGTGAGGGCCGGGATGTTTCTGCGCGAGGTATCCGGCCTGCAGTCGGGTGACCTCTGCTCGCGCCGCTTCCCCCACTGAGGAGTGGGTCGAAAGCCGACCACCGTGGCACCGGGCAGACGGTGCATCGAATTTCCACATCCAGAGGATCCCATCGTGAGCGACGGCAACATGCAATTCCCGATCCCGAACAACGTCCTGGAACCCTACATCCGGGCAGCAGTCGCGACCGCTATTACCGGCGCGCTGGGAGACGGCACCAAGCTGGTCGAGCAGGCGGTGCAGGCCGCACTGACCACGAAGGTCAGCGCCGGCGGTGTCATCAGCAATGCGTCCTACGAGAACACACATCTGCTCGCGGACGTCGTCTCGAAGAAGGCAATCCAAAAAGTCGCGCACGAAGTCATCAACGAGATGGCGGAGACCATGCGCCCGCGAATCAAGGCCGAGATCGAGAAGCAACTGGCCACCAAGCATGGCGCGATCGCGAAAGCGATGGTCGACGGCTTGCTGACCAGCCTTAAGAGCACGTGGAGCGTCCACGTGAGCGTCGAGGCTCCGAAAGAGCGATAGACAGACTTTCCCGGCGGCGCAGCGCGCGGGCGTGACCCCTCCCCCTTCCCCGCGCTCTCGTGTTGCGTCGCCACCTTCCAACTTCCAGGAGAACCTGATGTCGCGTTTCATCATCCCCGAAGCTGTTCCCGCCGGCGTCGTCGAACAGACCGCCGCTGGCCTTATGTGGTCGGCCGCCGATATCAGCGAGAAGCCGCTTACGCACGAGCAGGCTGTCGAGGCGTGCGCAAAGCTCGATCTCGCTGGCTTCACCGACTGGCGCCTGCCGACCGTCGAGGAACTGTTCCCGCTGGCTGACCGCTCTCGCTTCCGGCCGGCGATCGATACCGACTTCTTCCCGACGTGCAAGTCGGATTGGTACTGGACGTCGTCGCCGGCTGCTTCAGCTCCGGACTGCGCGTGGCTCGTCCGCTTCTACGGCGGCCACGCGTGCCTCCTCAACCGCTACAACCGGTGCGCCGTGCGCGCCGTGCGGTCGCTGTCGCGCGCCAGTCAGTAATCGGCTTTTGGGCTTCCGCACACGGAGAAAGCAATGAACGCAATGACTCGATCCGCGTCTGCGGGAGCATTGATGACCGAACAGCAGGCGGCTGACATTCGCGCCGCGTTGAAAACCAGCCTCTACCCAGGAGCAGCCGACAGCTCCGTCGACATGGTGCTGTCGTATTGCAAGGCCGCGCACCTCGACCCGATGACGAAGCCGGTGCACATCGTGCCGATGTGGGATGCGAAGGCGAAAACGATGCGCGACGTCGTCATGCCGGGCATCGGACTCTACCGCACGATCGCCGCGCGCACCGGTTGCGCCGGCATTTCGGAGCCGGAGTTCGGCCCCGACGTGGCGGCGAACATCGGCGGCGCGGAGATTGTCTACCCGCAGTGGTGCCGCGTAACGGTTCGCCGTCGGCTCCAGTCCGGCGAGATCGTCGACTTCACCGCGAAGGAACTCTGGCTGGAAAACTACGCGGTCAAGGGCGGGCAGGAGAAGTCGATCGCGCCGAACGCGATGTGGTCGAAGCGACCCTATGGCCAGATCGCGAAGTGCGCCGAGGCCCAGGCGCTGCGCAAGGCGTTCCCGGAAGTTGGCGCGCAGCCAACGGCCGAAGAGATGGAAGGAAAAGCCATAGAGGGCGAAGTCATCGCCTCGGCGAAGTCCGAATCAGCGACGCGCGAGCAAGGCGCCTACCCGCAATCCGATTTCGACACGAACCTGCCGAAGTGGCGCGCCGCCGTCGAGTCGCGGAAGAAGACCCCCGAGGAAATCATCGCGCTCGTCGAAAGCAAGGGCCGGCTGACCGATGTGCAGCGGGACGCGATTTACGCGCTCGCAGAGCAGCCGGCCGATCAGGGTGGATCGCAGCAGCAGGAAGAAGGAGCGGACGCATGAAGACCTTGAAACTCGTTCAAGGGAGCGCCGAGTGGCATGGCGTGCGCGCCAATTGCTTCACGGCGTCCGAAGCGCCGGCGATGATGGGAGAGAGCAAATACCAGACGCGCAGCGCTCTGCTCCGCGCCAAGGCGACCGGCGTCACGCCCGACATCGATGAACAGACTCAGCGGCGTTTCGATGAAGGCCACGCGGCCGAAGCAGCGGCACGCCCGATCGTCGAGGAAATGATCGGCGAGGAGTTGTATCCAGCGACGGCGACCGATGACACCGGTCGGCTGCTCGCCTCGTTCGACGGCATCACGCTGATGAACGACGTCATCTACGAGCACAAGCTCTGGAACGAGGAACTTGCGGCTCAGGTGCGCGCGCGCGAACTCGATCCGATGTACTACTGGCAGCTCGAGCACCAGTTGCTCGTCAGCAGCGCTGTCCGGTGTGTGTTCGTGGTGTCCGATGGCACGCGCGAGCGCTTCGAATGGATGGAGTACACGGCCGTTCCCGGTCGCAGCGCGCGTCTCCTCGCGGGTTGGAAACAGTTCGAGAAGGATCTCGCCGAGTACTCGCCATCGGAACCTGCCGCCGAGGCCGTCGGCCGCGCGCCAATGTCCCTCCCGGCGCTGCGCATCGAACTCGTCGGCCAGGTCACTGCCAGCAATCTGGCCGATTTCAAGAACCACGCGATCGACGTCTTCAAGTCGATCCGGACGGACCTGCAGACGGACCAGGACTTCGCCGACGCCGAGCAGACCGTGAAGTGGTGCGGCGACATCGAAGAGCGACTCGCGGCCGCCAAGCAGCACGCTCTCAGCCAGACGCAGTCCATCGACGAGCTGTTTCGGGCGATCGACGCTATCAGCGGCGAGGCGCGCGCGAAGCGCTTGGCGCTGGACAAGCTGGTGAAGGCGCGCAAGGAGGCCATTCGAGGCGAGATCGTCGCGAAGGCGCGCGCGGCGTACCTGGAACATGAGCGCGCGTGCCAGCAGGAAACCGGCGGCGCGTGGCTGGTGATCCTGCCTCCCGACTTCAACGGCGCGATCAAGGGCAAGCGATCGATCGTCAGCATGCAGGACGCCGTCGACACCCTGCTAGCGAATTCGAAGATCGCGGCCACCGAGTCGACGCGGCGCATCCGAGCTGCCTTCGCCGCACTGGACGACGAATCGAAGGGCTTCGAGCATCTGTTCGCCGATCGGAACCAGTTCGCTGGCAAGACGCCTGACGACGTGCGCGCCATCGCGCGCGGACGTATCGCCGAGCATCGGCTACGCGAAGAGGCTCGGCTCGAGCAAGAGCGCGAGCGCATACGCCGCGAAGAAGCCGCGCGCGTCGAGCGTGAGCAGGCCTCGAAGGAATCCGCGGGCGAGGAAGCGCGCGCAGCCGCGGAGCCATCACCGCGGCCGGCCGCCGCGCGAGCCGACCTACCGCGGAGCGCCGGCGCTGCGCCTATGCCGACCGCGGCTCGGATCAAACTAGGCGACATCAATGCGCGCATCGCGCCGTTGTCGATCTCGGCCGAAGGCCTGGCTAATCTCGGCTTTCGATCGGTCGGGCGCGAGCGCGCCGCGATGCTCTACGCGGAGTCGGACTTTCCGCTGATCTGCCATCGCCTGTCCGGCGTGCTCGTCGACGCGGCGAAGAAGAAGGCTGCCTGATGCCGCGCGCAGGACAGACCATCAAGCCGCTTGTGCGCCTCGGCCGAACGGCTGATGCGTGCTGGACGTTCCTCGGGCCGCTCACGAAAGACGGTCACCCGAAGAAGACGTATTGCGGTGTCGAGATGCGCGCGCAGCGATGGATGTGGGAGCAGCTGTTCGGACCGATCCCGCCTGGTCACGTGATCTTCAACTCGTGCCACGCCAAGGACTGCTGCAACCCGCACCACCTCCGCTGCGGCATGCAGGCCGACGCCAACCGGCACAGCGTGCAGACGCTGCTGATGTCCAACGACGTGTTCGACATCCAGCGCGCCAAGGACGGCGCCGGCCCGCAAACCGCCAGGGAGCTTGCGTCACGCTTTGGGTGCTCGACGCAGACCGTGCGCGACATCTGGCGCGGGCGCAGCTGGAAGCGGCGCAAGGCGCCGAACTACGGGCCGCGACACAACATCGCTTGATATCCATTTCGAACCAACCAAAAGGAGCGTGTATGAATGCGTTGACGATCAATTTCGAGGACCGCAGCGTCCGAATCGAACTGGAAGGCGTTGGCCAGTTCGGCAACCTGCTCGACGCGACCGGCGTGATTTCGCGTATCAGCGAGTTCGCGGCCGAGCCTGTCGCGCGCCGGACCAAGCAGGATGTCGGCGGCGGCGCGGTGGTCGTGGACAGCGCGACCGGGCTCATGTGGGACGCCTCGACGACGGCATCCGAAAAGACCTGGAGCGAGGCCGAGGCCGCGGCGAAGGCACTTCGCCTGGGTGGCTACGACGATTGGCGCCTGCCGACGCTCGACGAGCTCGAATCGATCCGCGATATCACTAAGTACAACCCGGCGATCGACACCGGCCTCTTTGCAGACACGAAGTCGACCTACTACTGGACCGCGTCGCCGGCTGCTTCAGGTCCGGACTGCGCGTGGATCGTCAACTTCTACCACGGCCACGCGTACCTCTACAACCGCAGCTACCGGTGCGCCGTGCGCGCCGTGCGGTCGCTGTCGCGCGCCAGTCAGTAATCGGCTTTTGGGATAGGACGACATGTCATCCGTAGCGCCACCGATCGTGCGCCTCGCCGAACGTCTGCTCGTAGCGATCGAGCAGACCGTTCGTAGGTTCGCGCGATACCACAAGTACAGCGTCGGCGCCGATCTGCGCGCGCAAGCGATGGAAGTCGCGGTGCTGGCGCAACGTGCGTGGCGCAATCGAGAGCATCAGCAGATGTGGATCGCCCGACTTTCGGATGCCGTCGACGATCTCAAGTTGAAGCTGCAGCTCGGAAGCGCGATTCGCGCCTTCCCGAGCTTCCCGCAGTTCGAGGCGCTCTCCCGCCTGGTCAAGGACCTCGGCAAGCAGGTGGGCGGATGGCGCCGCCAGCAGAAGCACCCCAACGGGCAGAGTGCGGCGTCGGATTCGTCGCTGCAGAGTCCCATGATACTGAGTACCCGTGCCGCCTCAGCAGGGGCCAAACCATGACGAAGCCGCGCTACCACGAAGGATGCTCGGCCGGGTCGCAAGTGCGCGGGGAAGCGTCGCCGGCTGCTTCAGATCCGGACTACGCGTGGATCGTCAACTTCAACAACGGCAACGCGAACCTCAACAACCGCAACAACCGGTGCGCCGTGCGCGCCGTGCGGTCGCTGTCGCGCGCCAGTGAGTGTCAGGGTGCAGGACTGGTTACTTTCCGCGATCTATTCCTCGCGTGGCGCCGTGCGCGCCGGCGCAAGCAGCCGAGCAACAATCAACTCGCGTTCGAGCAGAATTGGACCGATCGCCTGATCGACCTACAGGATCGGATCAACGCCGGCGCTTGGTCGCCCGGCCCAACGACTTGTTTCGTGGCCACGAGGCCGAAGGCGCGCGAAATCCATGCGCCTGATTTCGCCGACCGAGTCGTGCACCACTGGCTGATGCCGATCCTTGAGCCCGCCTTCGATCCGGGGTTCATTTTCGACTCGTACGCGAACCGCAAGGGCAAAGGAAGTCACGCGGCAGTCGACAGGCTGAAGGGATTCGTCCGCCAGGTCGCTGCTGGCCAGGGCGGCGGCTGGTACCTGCAGCTCGACATCGCGAACTATTTCAACACGATCCATCGCCCTACCTTATGGTCGATGCTGAAGCGGCGGATGACGCGCGCCGGCCTGCCGATCATCGCGCAGCGCGTGACTCACGCACTCCTTCGGCAATCGCCGCTTCAGCAGGGTGTCGTCTATCGCGCCAGCGCCGAGGACCGCGCGCGCATTCCAGTGCACAAGCGCCTGGAGAACGCGCCGCCGGGCTGCGGCATTCCGATCGGCAATCTGTCGAGCCAGTTCTTCGCGAACGTCTATCTGGACGCGCTCGATCAGTTCGTGAAGCACACACTGCGCGCTGAGCGTTACGTGCGCTATGTCGACGACTTCGTGCTCGTGCACCGCGATCGCGCGCAGCTCGAGGCATGGCGGGACCAGATCGAGGCCTTTCTGCGCGACCGGCTGAGGCTGTCGCTGAAAGCCGAACAGCGCCTGCAACCGCTGACCGACGGCATCGACTTCCTCGGCTACGTCGTATTCCCGACACACACGCGGGTGCGCCAGCGCGTTGTTCGGCACGCGCGCGCCGCGATCGCCGGATGGGCGTCATCGCATCTGCGCGGCGACCGAGTTCGCGCGACACCCGCCGCGTACCGCCGACTCGGCTCGGTGCTCGCCAGCTATGAAGGCCACTTCGAACACGCCAATGCGTGGCGCCTCCGGCAGCAGCTGCATCGGCGATATCCATGGCTCTCGGCCGCGGCGGCGACGCGGCGATTTCGACTGCGAGACGAAGACACCCACATCACCTTGGATTGCCGATGACTATAAAGCTCCCAGCCATCCTTCTCGAACCGATGCGTGCGACCGCGCGCGCCGTGATCGCCCTTCGCGAGCCCGACCGGATCATCGGCGGCGTCGACGATCCGTACATGCTCCGCTGGCATCTGGTCGATCGCAATCCGGACGCGAACGCCTACGTGCACCAGTTCCATCGGAGCGACGACGATCGCGCGTTGCATGACCACCCGTGGGAGTCGTGTTCGATCATCCTCGAGGGGCAGTACATCGAACACTCGATCGCGGCCGGCGGCATCAATTGCCGCGTGCTGCGTGAGGCTGGCGATGTCGTGTTCCGGTCTGCGACGGACGCGCACCGCATCGAGTTGATCGACGGCGAACCGTCGCCTTTGACGATGTTCCTCACCGGGTCTTGGGCGCGCGAATGGGGCTTCCATTGCCCGGAACGGGGCTGGGTTCACTGGGCCGAATTCACCAATCCCGGTGATGGCGGATCGACCATCGGGCGCGGGTGCGAAGCATGAAAGAGCGCCCAATCCTTTTCTCGGCGCCGATGGTGCGCGCGCTGCTCGCCGGCAGCAAAACGCAGACCAGACGCGCGATCAAGCCGCAGCCAGCCGGTACGTGGGCAGCCCCCGGCAAGACAGCGTGCCCTTACGGCGTGGCCGGCGATCGGCTGTGGGTGCGCGAGCAGTTCAGCGGCCCGCGCGCGTGGGGCGATATCCCTCCGTCAGGTTGGGGCTGGGACGAGTCGCACGTTTCGATCTGGTACTGGGCGGATGGAAATCCGGCGACCGGCGATTGGACGCGGCCGAAGCCGTCGATCCACATGCCGCGGCGCTTCTCTCGCATCCTGCTCGAAATCACCGAAGTGCGCGTGCAGCTGCTGCAGGACATCAGCGACGACGACTGTTGCGCAGAAGGGATCGACGGCCCGATGTGCGCGGCACTGCTCGGCAAGTCGCCGCTGAAGATGGGGCATTGCGAGCGCGTCGCCTATGCTGCGCTCTGGGATCAGATCAACGGCGCTGGCGCGTGGGAGGCCAATCCCTTCGTGTGGGCCGTATCCTTCCGCCGCGTCGAGGCTTCGGCATGACGCGCGCCAACGGTCTCACGAATACGCTGCGATCGATCCTGCGATCAGCCAGGTTTCCGATGACGGCGGCGCAGTTGCGCGAGCGCTTGCGCGATCTCCGACAGCCGTTTGTCGACAATGGCTTCACCGGCATCCTCGCGCAGCGTGCGAAGGCCGGCGAATTCATCAGCGGTCGGCACGGCGACTTCACGACCTACGCGATCAATCCCGCCTATGTGCGTTATGCGCCGCAGATGGCCGAGCATCGTGCGCGCCGCCTGCAACGCGAAGCCTGCACACCCGGCGTGGTCATCGTCCGGCAGGTCGACCTGCAGCGCGTCGTGCGGCTCGCAGCGCGCTGCCCTGGCGCACGCACGCATGCCGAGGAACAGGCGATCTCGGCGCTTGCTGGCGTGATGTACGGAACGGAGCACGTGGCGTGATGCGCGGCGTGCCCTACTCCCAAGCTCGACTCTGGATCGACGGCGTGCCGACGCTGCAGATCGGGGAGTACTTGCGCACGCCGGCGGGCTCCGCCTACTTCGTCACGCACGTGACGCCGCACCGCACGCGGCCGGACCGCCGCAACCTGCGCGTGCTTCGCTGGCCGGCTGACGAGATTCCGGTCGACGCCGTTGTGCACTCCCTGCATTGGTATCCGCGCCGCGCCAAGCGCGCGCGCCGACTGTCCGACCTACCGAAAGGATCAGCATGAGCAAGTTCACGTTCCCGCCCGAAGCGCTGTCGCAGCACCTCGCGATCGTCGGAAAAACCGGAAGCGGCAAGACGTACGCCGCAAAGGGCCTGGTCGAGTCGCTGCTGCAGTTGCAGCGTCGCGTCTGCATCCTGGACCCGACGGGAGCTTGGTACGGCCTGCGGTCATCGGCGGACGGCAAGCGCGCCGGCTTTCCGGTCGCGGTCTTCGGTGGCTCGCACGGCGACGTGCCGATTTCGGAGCACTCGGGCGGCACGCTCGCGAAGATCCTCGCCGAGAAGAACCTGCCGGCGATCGTCGACCTGTCGGAAATGCTGATCGGCCAGCGGCATCGGTTCGTGACCGATTTCGCCGAGGCGATCTACCGTGAGAATCGATCGCCGCTGCACCTGATCATCGACGAGGCTGACGAGTTCATTCCGCAGAACCCTCTGCCCGAGACCAAGCGGATGCTGCATCACATCGACCGGATCATCCGGCGCGGGCGCATCCGCGGCTTCCGTGTGATGATGATCACGCAGCGGCCGGCCGTGATCCACAAGAACGCGCTGACCCAGGCGAACACGCTGGTGACGCTGCGGCTGACCGCGCCGCAGGATCGCAAGGCGATCCAGGCGTGGATCGAAGGCAACGGCGACGCCGCGACCGGCAAGCGCGTGCTGGACTCGCTGGCGCGCCTGCAGCGAGGTGAAGGCTGGGTCTGGTCGCCTGAGCTCGACGTCCTCCAGCAACTGACCTTCCCGAAGATCGCGACGTTCGACAGCTCGCGCACGCCCGACGATGACGACGTCATCCAGGAACCGACGCAGCTCGCCGCCGTCGACATCGGCGAGATCCGCGCCTCGTTCGACCAGGTCGAGAAGGAAGCGAAGACGCTCGTCGAGCTCAAGGCCGAGAACCAGCGACTGCTGGGCGAACTGGCCAGCGCGCAGCGCGAGCTCGAGCGCCTGCGCAAATCGACCGCGGTCAAGCACGTGAGTCAGCCTGAATCGGCCGTGCATAAAACGGTGAATAAAACGGACCCCGCGGAGCACGAGGCACTGGAGAAGATCGCCAAGATCGTCGGCAAGGTCCTCGGCGTCGCAGTGGGGGCCGTTCCAGTCGCGCCGGCCGTCATTGCGCGCGCGCCAGCGCAGGCCGCGGCGGCGCCGCCGATGCGTGCGCATGCGCAGCCCCGCGCCGGCCTCAGCGGGCCGCAGCAACGGATCCTCGATGCGCTCGCCTGGTGGGTCGCGATCGGCGTGCACGACCCCGACCGTGTCCAGCTCGCGGCGGTGGCCGACTACAGCCCGAGCAGCTCGTCCTTCACCAATCCCCTCGGATCGCTTCGAACGCTCGGCCTGATCGAATACCGCACGCCGGGCACCGTCTCGCTCAGCGCCGACGGCGAAGCGAAGGCGAACCGACCGGCAGCGAAACCGACCGTCACGGAGCTGCACCAGCGCGTCATGGGCATCCTCGACGGACCCAAGCGCCGAATCCTGCAGGTCGTCATCGAGAGCTATCCAGCTGCGCTCGCCCGCGCCGACCTCGCCGCTGCAGCGAACTATTCCGAAAGCAGTTCGTCGTTCACGAATCCTCTCGGCAGCCTGCGATCGCTTGGCCTGATCGATTACCCCATCAAGGGAATGGTCGCGGCGACGCCGCTGCTCTTCCCGAAATAGTCCTGGAGCCGCCGCCGTGCGGTACACGGCAACCCCTTTTGGAGATTGCAATGCAGACCATCAAGAACGCGCTCGGCAAGGCCATTTCGGAGAACCTCGCCGATGGCATCAAGGTCGAGGCCCTGCTGGGCTTCCGGCTCAGCGACAAGTCGCAGATCGTCGGCGGCGGCCACATGGCGCACGTGGACGGCGTGACCGAACTGGTCATCGTCATCGACCGCGCCAGCTTCGACCCGAGCGCGAATCTGTTCAACAGCCTTGTGCTCGGCCAGCCGGCGACGAACGTCGAGCACGCCGGCCCCGTCAGCGTGCGCATCACGGACGAGAATGACAACGACATCGCGCCGTCCATTCCGAAACTGGTGCTCAGCGAGTCGTTCTTCACCTACCGGCTGAACAACACCACGAAGCCGGCCGCGATCGATCTGGCCGCGCACCCGCTCATCAAAATCCGCATCAGGAAGCACAAGGACGCGCTCCCGAACTTCAACTCGATCTCGGTGTTCGCGCAGTAATTCACCCGGCAGCCCGGCGCGAGGCGCGATTGCGGTCGGCCTCGCCGACATCCGCGCCGGGCTGCCATTTCATGGATATGCACATGAGCACAGAGAACATGCACGGTGCCGAGGCGACTCATGGCTAATCGAACCGACGAGCTGCGCGCACTCGGCCTGAAGCGCGTCGTGCACATCGCCGACGGCCAGCGCACGCAGCAGTACGTCCCGGCCGAGGACTTCGACGCGGTCGCGCGCGAGCGGGACGATCTGCGCACCGCCGCGCGCGCGCACGAATGGCAGCCGATTGCGACCGCTCCTCGCGACCGCACAGTGGTCGAACTGTGGCACCGCGCTGGCTTCCTCGTGCTCGATGCGTGATGGGACGACGACTCATGGGGACCGGCGCTGTTCTCCGAGCCCGATATCACACACTGGCGGCCGACCACGGCGCCGCCCAACACGGAGCAATAATCGTGAGCCTTTGCCTATCGCGCACCGAGGTCGCCGAACTGACCCGAACGCCGCGGAAGCGTGGCCAAGTCGCGTTTCTGGTGAAAAACGGCATTCGCCACTATCTGGACGCGCACGGTTGGCCGGTCGTCCCGCGATCGGCCATTGAGGACAAGCCGGCCCAGGTGCAGACTCCGCCGGTCTGGACACCGAGCAAGGCGGCATGACCATGAAAACGTACCCTGAAGATGGCGCAATCGTGTGGGTCGAAGCTCCGCCCGGCCGATGGCGCCAGGGACGCTGGGAGATGTCGACGCACACCTTCTCGGTGAAGAGCGAGCGGCCGATCCGTGAGGACGAGGTCGCCGCATGGTCGCCGGATGCACCGTCGGATTCGCGCGAGTAGCTCGACCGTGGGCAGAAGACCGAAATCACCCAACGCGATACCTCGCTTCCGCGTGCGGAAGAAGCCGTCGGGGGTGACGTTTTACTACTACGACCACGGCGGCAAGCCGCGTAAGGAAACGCCGCTCGGCAGCGACTACGGCCTCGCCGTGAAGAAATGGGCGGAGCTAGAGCACGAGGGGCAGGATCGCGTGCGGCAGGCGATCACCTTTCGGTTCGTCGCCGATCGCTACCGCGTCGAGGTCATGCCGACGAAGGCGGCGCGCACCCAGCTGGACAACGCCAAGGAACTCGCGAAGCTGATCGAGTTCTTCGACGCGCCGCCGGCGCCGCTGGATTCGATCCAGCCGCAGCACGTGCGCCAATACATGCGCTGGCGCGAGCCGGCGAAGATCCGCGCGACGCGCGAGAAGGCGTTGCTGTCGCACATCTGGAACTGGGCGCGCGAGAAGGGATATACCGCGCTCGCGAATCCGTGTGCTGGCATCAAGGGGACGAAGGCGGGACGCAAGGTCTACGTCGATGACGGCATGTTCAAGGCGGTCTACAACGCAGGTGGCGCGCCGCTGCGCGATGCGATGGATCTGGCGTATCTGACTGGCCAGCGGCCGGCCGACGTGCTTCGGATGGACGAGACACACATCCGCGAGGGTGTGTTGCACATTGCACAGGGAAAGACGGGCGTGAAGCTGCGGTTCGACGTCGCCGGCGAACTGGCCGCGGTTGTCGAACGCGCGAAGGCGCGCAAGCGCGAGTATCCGGTCTACGCAACGCGCCTGGTCGTCGCCGAGAACGGCCAGCCGCTGACCATGCGCATGCTCGAGGACCGCTTCACGGCAGCGCGTATCGCGGCCAAGATCCCGGCCGGCGACTTCCAGTTCCGCGACCTGCGCGCGAAAGCTGCAACGGACAAGACGGCATCGTCCGACATCCGATCCGCGCAGAAGCAGCTCGGGCACAGCACGGTCACGACAACCGAGGGATACGTGCGGAACCGCATCGGCGACAAGGCGACGACGACGCGATGATTCCGGTCCGCAATCGAAAACGTGCCCGCATAGCGCCTACGTTTGCGGGTGCATGCGAATTTCGTTTTGCGGACCACGTTAGCGCCGAGCGCCGCGCCATTGCTTGATTCTTGCGGGGACTCAAAATCCGCCGCCCTTAAAAGCGTGTGGGTTCGAGTCCCACCTTCGGCACCAAGTGACTGTTTCAGTACGTTCCAAAGCATCCCGGAACGTACGAAGTAACCTCCGAAACCCGCATAAAACGCGGGTTTTTTTGTGCCTTTCGTTCCCTGACGTCCGGTTCCGTTCCGCTGCAGCCAGCGTGCAGTGTGAGTAACTTGTGAGTAACATTCCTCCTCGCCCAAGCTGCGAACGGAAAGTTACTCACACGCTGACCGACGTCAAACTTCGAGCGCTCAAGCCTGCCGACAGTCTCTATCGCGTGGCGGATGCGAAGGGATTGACCATCGAAGTCCCGACTGCGGGCGCGCTGCGTTGGCGCCTGCGATACAGGTTCGCCGGCAAGGCCAAGATGCTCAGCCTCGGCACCTACCCCGACGTGAAGTTGACCCAGGCGCGAGACCGCCGCGATGCTGCGCGCGCCCTCCTCCTTGAAGGCATCGATCCGAGCGCAGACCGCCAAGAGAAGAAGACTGCCCCCGACATTGCACTCGCCGATGAAGCGAAGACCTTCCGCGCGATCGCGAGCGACTGGATGAGTAAGCAGGATATCGCCGAAGTCACCGCGAACAAGAATCGCTGGCTACTCGAAACGTTTCTACTGCCGGATCTCGGCGACCGTCCGATCCGCGAGATCACAGCGCGCGAGTTGCTGATCACGCTGCGCAAGATCGAGGCGACTGGGAAGCTGGAGACTGCAAAGCGCGCACGCGTGAAGGCGGGCCAAGTCTTCCGCTACGCGATCCTCGAAGGACTTGCGGAGAACGATCCGACTACATCCCTCCGTGGCGCGCTGAAGGCGCCGAAGCAGAAGCACCACGCCGCCATCACCGACCCTGCCCGGATTGGCGAACTGCTACGCGCTATCGACGGCTTTAGCGGTCAGCAAGTGACCCTGTACGCCCTCAAGCTCGCCCCGCTCGTCTTCGTACGGCCTGGCGAGCTACGCCATGCGGAGTGGCCTGAGATCGACCTGGATCGCGCCATGTGGCGAATCCCTGCGTTGCGCATGAAGATGAAGAACGCCCACCTCGTGCCGCTGTCCAAGCAGGCCATCGCCCTCCTCCGCGAACTCTTCGAGATCACCGGAAAAGGCAACTTCGTATTTCCCGGCGTGCTGTCGTCGACTCGACCGATCTCCGAGAACACCGTGAACTCTGCGCTGCGTCGCCTTGGCTATCCGACAGCACTGCAGAGCGTCGTGCAGCTGCCGCCCATCGACCCATCGAAGCTCGGCGAGCAGCTAGCGCGGCTCGTTAAACCACAGCTCGATCGCATCTCTGCGAACCGGTTCGGACCATGCCCGCGACGAACGTCATCTCGTTCCTCGACGCAGGACGACGCCGCCTCGCCAAGCAGATCGCCGCAATCGAGGCCGAACTTGAGCTTGGGCTACTGACCATGAAGGTGATGGCTCGCCTGCGATCGTTTCCCGAGATGGACCGATGCACGATGTCGAGCAGCGAACTCTACAGGTTCGTTCAGTCCCAACTCCGGGCCAAGCTGGTCATCGAGAGAAATCGCGGCGGGCGCGTTTAAGGATCGACACGACACGATCTACCAGACGGTACGCGAGCAGATCGTGGCGCAAGTCCTCATTCGCCCGGCCGTTCGGTAAAATCGTGCGCTCGCCGCCTTTACGAATGTGTATTTGTATTTTGCGCTAGCTGGGGCATGCCCTAGGTCCAGCGATTGCAAATACGGAAGCGAACTCACACTCAGCGGTCAACGTGAGTCGATAGGATCTTTCGCCGACTTCCCGGCGCCTTTTCAAAGAGTAGACCGATGAAAGCAATGCTCTTGCTCGTAGCATCGTGCGCGCTCAACTGTGCTCTGACGGTATCCGCCAGCGCTGGAAATACCAATGATTCGAGCCTGTTGAAAGCTGGTTGGATTCAATCCAGTCCTGGTGTTTACACCATGACCGAAGACGGCGTGGAATATCAGCTGTCAATGGGAACTGAAGGCGCCCTACACGATATTGCCAAGCTCAACGAGCGGTACAACGACTTGGCGCTGAAATCTATGACCTCGCTATCGTCCGGTGACGCTCAGGAGGTGGCGGATCTTGAAGGCGCGATCGCCGGCATCCCCGAGAAGGCAGACGGAGACATCAGCCCCATGACGACTTCGTCGGGAACGATGTGCGGCGAGTTCAACTACTACCTCGACTCCCACTTCGTTGTGGGTGGAATCGGAGCGGCTGCAGTGTCGCGTGCGTTCGTTGGAGAGCTCAACTTTGGTGCGCCCGTTCTGCCCAGTGCGGTAAGCATGCACACGAGCGCGACGGTGACGCCGGCATCTGGTCTGGGGTCGACGGTGAGCTCGGCCTACACTTCGTCTACCTGGGGCTCACAGCCAAACGTGGCTTTGGCTTCATGGCAGGTGCCTGCATCTGCATTTGGCGATGCTGGACCCGTGACCTCTAGCTCGTGCACTGCCTCCACCTATCAGTATGTTTCACTGACGGGAGGGACTTGCTCCCCGACCGCGGGGTTCATGTCGCTGACTAAGAGCTATCCGACCTGCGTCTCTTCTCCTTAAGCAGGCGGGCATTCGCTGCTGCGGGAATTTGACCTGCAGCAGTGAACTCTATACTGGCCGCAACCCTGCGGCGATCCCACTCCGTGAGACGCCCACCCGTAGCAATGCAGCTGGTGGCAATCAGCTCTTCGAAAGATCGTGCGTGCGCGAGCTCTTGAGCACCCGCGCCGATCGTTCGTCGACCGCGGCCACCCGGCGCGCTAGGCACCCGCACGCCCCATCGCAAATCCCTGGGCAACGTTCGGTGCAGTGACAGGGATAGCGGTTGCCATCTTGCTCGATTAGGCGGTAGTAGCCGCCCGTCTCTGGGTAGCGCACGCGCCCGGAATGGGTTGGACCACTGGGCGGCGGGGAGTCGAAGGGCGCGATCTCATGGCCAGCGTCGATGGGAAAGACGCCGATCTACCCGGTGGCGGCAGAACACTTGCTGACCGCGTCCGGACGCCATTCTCTGTCCGTGAGATCGTCCTCCGTAGCATCGCCCTCCCACACAAGGAGGTCACCATGGCTACGAGGCGCTTCAAGTCCGCAACGATGAAGTTCGGCGTTCCCCTTTCGGTTCCGGGCTCGCGCTACGTTATGCTCGACGCTAAGGCGTGAAGGTAGCGGCGATGGACGAACTAGACATCCACAAAGCGTTTCTCGGCGGCGAGCCAATACCTGGCATCTCGTTCGTTCACAACGACTACGTGTCGATTGTCGCCGGCGAGCACAGAGGCACCAAGGGATCCTTGGTCAACGTTTACGAACTTGGCGATGATCCGACTTACATCGTCGAGAACGAGGCGGGGTTTGACATCATTGTCTACCAGTCTCATATCCGTAAATCGCTGGCGAAAGACGTCGATTGCTGACGATTGCGTGCATCCGTACTACGAGCACAGGTTGGCTGCATAATCGATAGGAGCGCGGCCGTAGAGACATCCTTGAGATGCATCATTGTCAGATTCGTGGTGATCTGCTCAATTTGGGCAAATTTTGCCTGTGCTTCCGATAGCCAAGCGTATCGGGCTTGTTCTGTCGATCAAGCTGAGTGGACGCTCCGAAAAAGTCCACCCGAAGCGGCTGGCGAAGCTATTGCTACAGCGAGAATCAACCATCGTGCAGCGTCACGCCTATGGTGGTTCGACGCCTATGATGGACGCGTTTACGTATGCAGCGATCCTAGTTCGGACGGCTCGGGATGTGGCGCCCAAGGCGCCACTCTCTCACGCACCAGCGGCGGACATTGGAAACGCCGCACGCTAGACATTCAAATTTGCAAGTGATGAATTTGGCAGGACCTGCATGAGTAGGCCTTAGCCATGTATCCGCCAGCATCTTGTCGATGCGCTCATGCGCATAGCCAGCGTCGTCAGCCACTCCACATCGCGCCACGGGCGTGCTGCTGTCCCACTCTTGGCTGGTACGATTCCAGCCGGACGGCGCCTATCGAGCGCTCTCAACCCTGTCTTGAATTCTTGCAATGGCAGACTGTATGAAAACGCTCGCTCAAGTTTGTAGCTGGTTGTGCCTGGGCCTAATCGCCCTGTCTCTACTGCTGCAGCTCAATCGAACACCACGCCCACCGGGTATTGCCGCGTTGTTCATGGCTCTTCCGTTCGCTGCCACGCTGGCAGCATTCCACTTTCATCCGAGCCGAGCATTCACCGCGGTCGCCACCATAGCGAATACTCTGATCATTCTTGGCTTCATGCTGTTCGCGGGCGAAATGCTCTCAATAGGAGGCGGCGCCGCTGTGCCTCAGGCGCTGCTTTGCCTTCTCGCCTCAACACCAAGCATCATAAATTTGCTCGCAATACGCTCGGCTAGCCGAACAACGCAAGGAACATGAGCGCAGCCCTGGACGATTTGCGGGTCGTGGTCGGTGGTGGTGGTCATTGCTACCCAGTCACCGAGCCGGAGTGCGCAGCTCGAATCCGTCGGCGAGAATCGCGTCGGGGGCGAAGATATCAACTGCACTTTGGCCGATTGAGTAGAGCCGCCCATTCACGACTACGGGGCTCGATCTGCTAGTGACATAGTCAACGGGAGCCTGCCAAAGCAATTCTCCGGTAACAGCGTCGAACGCGCCGCCGATTCCGCCAAACAGGTATAGAACTCCGTTTGCCACAACCGGCGAAGTCGCGAATGTGGAACTGCTCGAAAAGTTGGTGTTCCATTTCTCCTGAAGGCGCGGCTGCCCATCATTGACGACGACTTGGTACGCATGGACCCCGTTTGAAGTCGCATAGACCCATTTAGACTCGTCCGGTGCATCCCAGACTGCTGGCTGCGGCATGCTACATTTGCAAGCGGTGCTCGAAGCGATCGCTTGGAGTTCGCCTCCGATGTTTCCCGGCGCGCCCGCTCCGCTGAGATCATCCAGCGAAACAAGTCGGACGATCCCGTCTTTACCGTCTACGACACCAAGGCGTTGACCGTAGCCGGGCATTGTTCCGACGACCGCGACCGAGCCAGATCCAAGATCGATATCGTCATCTTCGAGCTCTTGGTACGTCGTAGGCGTATAGCTGTCGAGTGGCATGCCAGCCATCCCCGTCCCATCCGCTGAAAGCGTCAGAACGCTGTCGCCCCAGTCGTGTCCACCCATGAGCGCGTCGAAAGGGCCGTTGCCCGTCACGACATATAGGCGGCCGGCGTCTTGGTCGAAGGTCGCGCCAGGGCGTCCCCAGATACCAGCGCGGCGGCTTGCGCAATCGTTGATTCCGGGCTGCCCCCCGGCAATGAAGTGAGCAGGTACATCGCTGCAGAGCGCGTTGAAGACACTCTGCGCACCGCTATCGAGGTTGATCGTCGTGAGATGACCTTGGTAGTCGCCGCCATCACCGTTGTAGCCGTCGGTCACCGCATAGAGATAGCGCTGACCATCGGTGGTCTGCCCTATCGTAAGGCCAGAGGCAGCATGCTCAACTTCGGGTTTGAGTGTAGCTGTCTGCGGCCAGCCTTTTTCGAGCGACTCGGCCCCATCGTCTACTGCGTACTTGTGGACCTTTCCGTCAGCGCCGAAGAAGTAGACGTATTGCCGGCTCGGGTCAATGGCAGGTGTCGACTCTGCGTGTGCGTCGCCACTCGTCGGCCGGGACCAAAGAATACTTCTTGAACCTACATCCAGCGCCAAGAGCGTTCCCGATCCGCTGCTGAGAAACATGACGTCGTGACTGCCACTCGGAGTGCTGACACCGGACAGAACGACACCACTCGCCGCCCCAGGATCGGGCAGCATGATTTTTCCCACTAGAACCATGGAACCGACGTTCGCAGGGCCCAGTGTATGTTCAGTTGGATTGAACCCGCGATGCGCTGCATCGTAGCCAGACTGCAGCCAATCGTCGGCGACCGCGCGCGGCATTTCGAACGACAGCCCGAGGCCTAGGAGCACGAGAGCCCAAGAGTTGGCTGAGCTAAGCCAGTCGCGTTGCACGGGAAGCTCGGCGATATCCATTGCCATCGACTGGTTGAAGGTAGCTTGGTGGGACAATTTTGGGACAATGGCACCAACAATGCTCGTGCGGCGCACGCCTTTACGAATGTTGGCGGCGCGTGAAGGTCGAGGCTATTTCCCGCGACGTCCCGGCTTATCCCGGCTCGTCCCGAAACGCGCTCACGATCAGGTGTGAGTAACAATGTGAGTAACTTTGGCCGCGCGAGGCTGGAAACCGTTGCAGCGCAACGCTGTGCGATGCCCACCTTCGCACCAAGCACTTACCGCGTTTTTACCGATCGGTCTGCGGCTCCAAACACTTTGGGGGATACTTCGGGGATACCGACGTGAAGATAGCGCTCCCTCCGAGTTGCTTTACCGACTCCGCATTCAAGGACTGCATGCCAGGCGACCTAGTTTGCAGTGAAGATTCACCCTTGAATTTCGGCGTCGTCTGCAAATACAACGATGACGTATATGTCGTGCGTATCCTCGAAGTTGCAACCTGCACGCTTGCCGCGCCGCACGATCGAACGCTTCGACTGACGTTGCCTCAACCGCTCGCCCTACAAATCGAAGACGGGCGGTCCGATTTCAACCGCGCAGGTCAGATCGGTTTCGTAAATGGGCGCGCGCTTCTCGCATGTCACAGCGAGTATCCTCGGGCAGGCGGCCGCCACATCCACGTAGATCTTTCTAACTGGCTCATCGCTGACGAGCCCGATGGCGGGCTATGGTTCGGCACATGGTCGTTGCATGCTCACGACGCTTTCGGAAAATCTGTCGAGGTTCTTAGATCGGCGGCGGCGGGCAAACAAGGTCTTCGTTAAGCAGGAGAAATTCGTATGGCACTTCGTCCTTTGTCTTGGCACGAGCACGATTTTGTCGCGCGAGACGGTACCGCCGAACGATGGTATGCGGAGTTCTTCAACGGTCAGGACTACAACTGCTCACGCTACGTTTGAGAGTATCGAAGCGATGCGGCTCTCAGCGGGCCAGGATCGGTAAGGCGGCACGGCTCGCGGCAAGTGACTCTAACGAGTCGGACGCTGAAAATGCGGCCGCAGAGGCACTCTACAAATTCGAACAAGTTATCGCGCGCGATGCCGTTTCTGCGATGGGTTTTTTCTCGGCTGGACGTAGCGAAGCGAGACGCGATGCGCACCAACTGATTGCAGAGATCGACAGCGCAGTCGGAAATTTCGAGGTCTAGTCGGCAACAATAGGCGGCGTTTGTAAAGCGAACTTAGCTAAGTGCCCTTTGGCCCTTAGCAGGCTTATGAAGTAGTGGGCGAAAAAGTTAGTCTTGGAGATCAGCAGCTTTCTTTCATCGGTGGACACCGCGTTCGACTCTACAAGTTCAAGAAAAACGTCCACTGTAGAATTCCCGAGGGCGTCGATCTCGACATCTCAAACGCTGCGCCCGCAAGCCCGCCACGTCGGCAAAGCGGGAGATAGTCCGCAAACCCGAAATCGCCGGTGGTGCGTGACTATCAAAGTCGCGGACGCGCGCCGCGGGGACAAGTGCTGCGCTGCCGTCGTCTAGCCAGCACGGCATCGGCACGGCAGCGCGGCGGTCAACTGATGCGGCACCAGGCGGGTCCACGCCGCTTGATGCGGGTGCGCACCTTCGTAGGCGCGCTCGCCCTCCTCCGACGACCCTGTGAGGCCGTACAGCGCGCGTAGGATGTGGTCTCCATCTTCTTCGCTTGCCCGCGCAGCAGGCGGCGCCTCGCCGGCCCAGAAGCGCGCCAAGATGGGCGGCAGCACCTCGCTACGCGGCCTCGCTAGTCTCGTTCGCTTAGTCGGCATTCTCCGTGCTCATGGTCGTCCTGGGGTTGGCGCTGCGAAGCAACGACGCCGTGCGACTCGTGTCGATCGCCGCGATCAAAGGAGCCAGCGAACACGGGTTTGACTCGTCGTTACTGGCAGGTCTGGAGAGCGGGCTCACGGTCGTTGATCCCTTGCCACCCAAAGGCGGCACGCTCCTACGACTCGTCGGCGGCACCGAGTGGCCGGAGGCGAAGGCGGCGTGACTCTTTCACCGACCATCCGCCACCGGCTATCGCTCATTTATCACTGAATAGAAGGATTCCACATGGCGATCCAGGTGCCGGGCGCCGGTACGGCAGGGTTGTCCTGGATTTCCAAAGCCCATTCTATATGCGTAATGACCAATGGGTCCGGAAGTCTTTGATTTGGAGTCGACACGATTGTATTCCCTACCCAACCACCATGTGATGCCACACAGAACAGCAGAGCATAGAGATCAATGTCATAACTCTGAATGGACGTCGGAGATTTACCGCTTCCCAAATAAGTGTTTGCAAATGAAACCGAGGGTATGCTAAGTCCGCAAGTGGAATTTATAACAGACGCATCCCAAAGGGACACATTCGCTCCTGGATAATAAAATGAATTAGTCGTTTGCCAGTTCCAGAGGAGATTGCCATTGCTCTCAGGGCCAAAGTTATGCGCTCCAACATCAACTTGGAGCATCCTCGGAATTTTGTCGGCCCAACCATCCGTCGTGATGACTAGTCTGACGGCTGAAACCGAATTCGGATCCGTGTCAAAAACTGTCTCGTGGAACTTAACATGAGGACGGTAATTTCCGGCGCTGTCTATAACCGCAATCGGCTTGGTGTTTCCATGGCGATAGTCTGCCCCCAGCCCCAGGTATGGAATACATCCGTTGGACGCATGCGTTCCACCCAGCGAACTGAAGATGATACTTGCAACGTTAAAGTTGCCGATTGCTGGATCAGACGTCGATGTAGCCGCATCGATGCTGAACGCGCCGCCGGCCGTGCCGGGCGACACGATGGGTAGTGTCTGATTTGGTGGACCTGATGAACAAAGGGTTTGGCCACTTACGAGGAATGACGGCTCATCGTTCCAACTGAGCTGCCAGTACGAGGAGCCGGCCACATAGTTGGACGAATGCGTCCAGTTCGATGTTGCAAAAGACGTTGCGAACGTATAGCAATTCGCGGTGAATATACAGGGCCCGTATTGCGGCGTGGTCGTGCTCGCCGGATAGTCGCTTCTCCATCTCTTTGAAATGAGTCCCGTGTCAGACAGGCCGTACCAATGCGCGGATGGAAGCGAAATGCTCGCTGTGTCAACGAACGCCGTTGCGTCGCCAGTGACATTCGTGCCGGCAATCTTAACCGTATAGACTCCGGTCGTCGTCACCGAAGTCAGTTTCACGGCATACGACCCATAGTTGTTCTTAGGAGGAACGACGGATGTCGTGGATACGAGGCCGGAAGGACTTCCTTGTGAGAATGTCTGCGGAACGCCGTTTACCAGAACCTGAAGGGTCTGATTCGTTCCAAAATTCACGCGCTGCGTCGCATTGAAGACCAGAACGGCGCCACTGCTCAGCGTAAGCGCTTGCTGCATCGATCCTGTATTCTGCAGAAAAGCAACCTGTTTTCCGTCGGGAATTTCGGGCGAACCGCTCGTGAAAGCGTTCGAGCCATTCGATATTCCCGCCGATCCTGAGAACGTCCAGCTTGCACCAGCAGGTGTTCCAACATATGTTCCCGCCGCAAGCGCCGGCGTCTCGAAGCTTGAATTCGCCAAGGTTTGTGCCCCAGCAGAGATGGATATTGCATAGATGCATAAGATCAGAAACGGACGTATCAATGCGAGTGAGCTCACGACACTGCCCTCAAGTAGGTTTATCAGGTGCCTCGTCGCCCACGTAAAGATAGACGTGAACGCTATATTGAGTGTTTCGAAAAGCCTTTCCTCTGAGCGTGCGTGGAAAATACTGACTGCGCACCAAGTGATAGGTGACGCTGTAAGCAAAAGCGCAACGACGGGAGCAAGGGTAAACCCTAGGTAGAGACCCATCGTCTTACTGCGCAGCCGATTTAGGGGCCTGCCGCTCTCGACTCATCATTGCCTCTGCCGCAACCGACACGCCCCGCCTTCCTGATGCCTCAGCCTTTCGTAACCCCGCCACAACGATTCTCAACAGAGTCCTGCTGCGCTGACAATTGTTCATTGTCACATGGCGGATTCCCGCCACACGCGGCGTTATCCTTCGATCGCCTCCGAAGCCGGCCGCCTCATGCCGTTTGGCGATGGCTACCCCTCTGGCCGGCTGACGGGGCGCTCCACGCACGCCGTTCAACGCCGTTGAACTGATCCCGTCGTCAGATGTCCAGGTCATCATGCCCGGACAATCAAGACGAGTCGTGTGGATCGCCGTCAGCGCCTTCAGTGGCGTCTGCGCTACTTTCCTTGCGTCACTTGCAATAATCGCGATCGTCGGCCTTGTTTTTGGCGTTCCGGACACCGAGAAGACGTTGTTCTTCCTGCCACTAGTTTGGCCTGCTTACGTCTTCGGAAAATGGTCGCGAGAGGCTTGGCGTGCAGGTAGCTTGAACGCCTCGTGAGCCGCACTCCAACGCGGTTCTCTCTCGGTGAGACTTCGACCCGTAGCATCCGCCTCCCCACCCAAGGGCGTCACTCGAAATCGTCGGCAAAAATCCTATCGGTGACGTCTGTCGAGCACGCGACGGCGATGTCGGTTATATCGGCGCCAGCCAGCGGACCGCTGCCATTTGCCACAACGCAGGTTTGTGCTGGATCGCTTGGCTGCACGGACGTACTCACCGTGAACGTACCGCCGTCGGCCAATGGTGTCGGGAAGGTGAAACTGCCGTCGGCGGCGATCGGAAGGTCTTCGCTACCGTTTTTCTGCAGCACCAGACCGATACCGAGCAGCCCGTCGACCGTGCCACCCACCGTGTAGGTAGTCGTGGTGCATGTGACCGCGACATTGGTGACGTTCGCGCCGGCCACGACGCCCTGACCGTTCGTGACCACGCATGTCTGATTGGGCGAGGTAGGCTGCGCCAGCACGGTTACGTCGTAGCCACTTGCATCGCTGAGCGCCGTGGTGAACGTGAAGCTGCCGCTGGAAGCGATCGGCAGGTTGTCGCCCCCGTTCTGCTGCAGCACCAGGCCGGTGCCGGCGAGGCCGACGATGTTGCCGCCGATCGTGTAGGTCGCCGGTGCCGCGACTTGCAGTTCAAACGCGCCAATATCGGCCTGCCCCCCGCCGACGCGTGCGAAGCCTGCGCCGCGCTGGTCCGTACTGGCGCCGAATACATTGTTTCCGGCATCGATGGCGACACTAGTGGGGAGCAGTGCAAGCGTTTTCGTCGCTCCGCCGTTGTCCGCGAGCCCTTGCAGATTGGGGTCGGCCGTGAGGGTTCCTGGCGGCGAACTGCTGGAACTCATCACAAGATTGTTCGTTCCACTCACTGCGCCAAATGCATACAGATCGTACTCGCCGCCGGCCGCAACGTTGTTGGAGATGATCGTGCTATTCATCGTCAACGGCCCGTAGTACGCCTGCACACCAGCGGGCACCCGAGGCGTCGTTAGACCATCAACGGCAACGTTGAACGCGATGGTGCTGTTCGACAAGGTAAGGCCCGCGTAGGCATAAACGCCACCCAGCAGACCGTTTGCAACATTGTCCGTAATGGTGCTGTTGACGATGATGGACGGCTCTGTGCCCTGAATGGTGATGCCCCCGACATTGCCTGGGCTGCCGGTGAAACCCGCGTAGTTGCCGCTGATCGTCGACTCGCGAATGTCGGCCGAGCCTCCGACGAACAGACCGCCGCCGAACCCGCGCCCATTCGCGCGCGAATAGCAAACGCTCAATGCTACCGTGCTGCGCGACATCGTCAGGTTGCCGGCCACATCGACCGCCCCGCCATGGTTGTCGTGGTCGTACTTGCCGACGAAATCCATGCCGCTCTGGCAGCGACGCACCGAGACGTTGTCGAGTGTCAAATTGCCCGAACTCTGGATGCATCCACCGCTGTAGTTGAAATAGCCGTACATGACGCTCAGTCCGCTGAGCGTCAATGTGCCGGTGCCGATGTGGCTCACGATCCGATTGACAGCCGACGCATCCCGAGTGATCGCCAACGACGTTCCCGGTCCGATCAGACTTAGGTTGTCCTGCGAAATCGTGATGGCGCCCGTGGTCAGCGTTATCGCCGAACACGCCAGCTGGGTCAGGTCGATCGTGTCGCCTTCGCCTGCTGCGGCGACGGTATCGCGCAGACTGCCGGGCCCGTTGTCGTCGCAGTTGGAGACCGACAGGGTTTGTGCGGGATGAAACCGAGTCGGAACGGCAGTCATCGATGAATTCGTTGTGGCGACGCCATCCACGCGCCCGCCCACATGTGTGCTCGTTGTGAACGCACCGACGGGCGCGCTGCTGGCCGCGCCCGACAGGGCCAGGGAAACGCAGGTGGCCAAAAGCAGACGGTGCAGCGCGTGAACGTCTTCGTCCGGCATGACGGGCATCTCCGTTGAAAATCACATGACAAGCCCCGGCAGCCGGCTTGATCGTGATGACTACGCCGAAACGCTTTGAGATACGCCAAGAAATCTCGCATCGCCTTCTGGAGGACGGCGGGCAGGAAGTTCGCGCCCTTGCAGGAACGCGATGCTTCTGCCTCAATGCTGCCTGCCGACTGCGACGAACTCGCCGCCGCTGGTCATGATCGGACGATCATCGACATCAAGCCCGAGCATCTAGATGCCTGGTTGAATCCCGCGCCGGACGACCTCGCAACGCTCTACGCGATCTTCGACGACAAGCGGCATGCGTACTATGAGCACAGATTGGCGGCTTAGTCCGTAGGCAGACGCCGTCTTAGAGGACTCGTTGACTCTCGATCAGAAAGGGCCGATGGCGGCATCGAACGCTTTTCCACTACTGCTCCAATCCGGAGCATCAGAAGGCCCACAACTACGCCGAGCAATATCCACCACCCGGGATGCTCGTGGTTGGCACTATTGGCTCCGTGTGCCATGTGAAGCGAAAGAAGATAGGCCGCCAACAAGAGCGCACCAAGGATGATCGACACGCTCACGATGACGATGCCCGTCACCATGAGCAGCACGGCTATCGCTATGTACCAGCGTGATATGGCTCGATTCACTTGTTCACCGGGTCAGCGCAATGCTCGCTGCGCCATCATGGCGGCAGCGACTCGAATCCACTGCCGAACCGCGTGTGCGATTTGCGGGTCGTGGTCGGTGGTGGTCATCGCTGCAGCGTTTCAGGTCCGGCGAAGTCTAGACCACGTTCCCATGCAGCAAGGCACGTAGCGAGCGCTGGGAGTTGGACAATCGAATAACGCGAGTCCTTGAAGCGAATGTCAGCGTCGGAGAGGAAGTGCCAGACAGTTTCGGGCACGACATTAGCGAGTTCAGGGTCGAGACCAATGTTGGCCTTCAGGGCCACGCAATCCGCGATCACCGAGTCGCGTTCGGCCGGAGTGGCCATCTGTCGCTCCCCTAGCGCCCGTAGATCGGCTATCAGTTGAGAAATTGAGGCGCGGTCTACAGGCATGGCCCAATCTTACGCCTCGATCGCCTTCTCGCCGCGCGGCCGCAGCACTGCCGGCGAGTGTGCTTGTCACGCCGTGTTCACCCGTGCGGATCTTGCTTAGCCAGTGTAGTAATGCTCCTCGCGAGACTTGCCGTAACGAACTTCGCTCCCGTTCGAAAAACACGCATTTGGTCGCCCTTCAACGAGCTACCGTGAACCAGCAAATTCGCCGCAGCAGTTACCTGTCTAATCGCCGCCATCATGAGGTTGTCGTCTATCGCACCCTTCTCGCGAAGATAATGCAATTTTGCATCGGCGCCGCCAACCCTGATGGCCACCTGAAAATGTACCAGTCTTGGCCAGGTCAAAATGCACAAGCCCATTTGCGGCGGACGGATTCGATCAGATTCTTCTGAGATGAGATAGTGGGCAGCGATTAGCAAAGTTCCGCGGCGAACTGCCCTGCTGAAGGACTTCTTCCGGCATAAGGCGGGTGTGATGCGCCTTGCATTGCAGCCTCAAGGCAACAGTCCTAGGCGGAGCTCCTCAGGCATCAATCGGAAGAGCCACGCGCTCGTGGTCCGCGTAGACTCCATCTTTTTGTGGCGTAGAACGATGGTATTCGGCGCACAGGCGAGCTGCCTTTGCGGCCACACGTTCCAAATCGTCGTGAAGGGTATCCAGTGCCTCGTTTCGACGCGACCGCATCTGCTTCCCCAGTAGAGCAGAGCGCCCATTACCCGTCTTCCAAAATCGCTGGTCAAGGCTGTCGCGGCGCCTCTCACCCCAGACTTTCGTCGGGTGCCGTTCTCGATTCCTGGCCGAGCTTCACGCCTTCGACGGCGGCGGTTGGCCCGAGACGTGCAACCAAGGAGCCCGCAGGAATCGGACGACGGCTCGCACTGGCGAACAAAACGCGTCCACCAGCCAAGCGCCGCAACGCAAGGATGCGGACGCCAAGAGGGCGTGCAACTTCGTTCAGTCGAGAGGCGATGTGGTCCGCTTCATCCATCGACGCGATGCCCTCCCGTTTGTGTGCTTCAAAGAAAGTGGGCAT